GAGTTTCTATTATGTGGGTGCATTCTCGTTTTATTGTCAAGTACCATCAAGCCATGTCAGCAAGAAAACCAAAATTAACCGCAAAAGAAGTGGACCTTTGGCATGAGAGAATCTCTCGTGCAGAGAAGGATATGGAGGAAAATGTTCTCGACGAGTGGAAGAAATCGTTCGAGGACTACATAGGCAAGAGGCACGACGAGGACGCCTATCACGATGATAGCGACGTTCCCAACTTTAACTTCCTACTGTCTACCTCCAACTCTCTACTTCCAGCGATCATCAGCGCAGACCCCTACCTCCGCATGCTCCCTCGTCGCCCAGACGATAAAGAGAGCGCAAAGATCGCAGAGGCTGCGGTCAACTATGTCTTCAGGGAGATCAATATAAAGAGGACAGTGAAGGACGCTGTTCTTGACGCAATGCTCTATGGGATTGGGTTTGCCAAAGTTGGATATGACCCATCTGGCGCATTCCTTATGGAGGAGGACTATGAGGTTGGTCCCGAGATTCTTGCGGAGGACGAAGACGCGGCAAAGCCTGACTCAAGAATCCTGAGAGAGGCCATGGCGATGGAGGACGTTCCATTTGATGATGGTCCGCAGGACAACCCAACCGCCGAAAGAATCGCCCCATGGGACGTTCTCTTGCCCGCTGGATACGACGATATTCAGAAGTGTCCGTGGGTCTGCGAGCGCATGACTGTAAGGCTGGAAGACCTTAGTGCTGACGACAGGTTCAGCCTGCCTAAGAATATCTCCGCTGACTCCTGGCTATCGGACACCGTCCCATCTGAGTACAGCTACTACAAGGACGACGACTTCCTTGGAGAGACTAAGCCTGCTGAATACATCACGGTCTACGAGATCAGGTACTGGACGAGGACAAAGAACGGACAGCGAAGGCGGTGTCTGTGGCTGACCAGGAAGCAGGAGGGCCTGGACTCAAAGGAAACCATTCTTCGCCATATTGACGATCCGCTCCTCATGCGTGGATATCCCTACCAGCAGCTTCAGTTCATACATGTCCCAGGAATGATGTACGCGCCTAAGACGGCAGACCTTGCATCTATCAGGCCCATCGCTGACAGGCTGAACGAGGAGTGGAGCTACCTGCTAAAGCACCACAGGATCTCATCACGCAGGAAGTGGGTTGCCCTGCCTGGGGCGCTGGAGGATGGAAGCCTCGCTGGGTTGCTTGAATCTGACAACGACATGGAGGTTGCCGAGGTCCCAGCAAACATTGGGGATATCAGGCAGGCGATTATGCTTCTTCCCGAGGCCGCACCGCCAAGCACTACGCCAATGGTTCTACAGGGCCTACAGCGCATGATGTACGAGATCAGCGGCGTTGATGTCTACATGCGCGGTGGCGTGGGAAGAAAGGGTACGACAGCCACAGAGGTAGCCGTCTCCTCACAGCTAAGCACCAACCGCGCCGGAACTAGGCTCGATCTGACAGAGCGCTTTGTCGAGGGCATTGGGCGTCAGATGCTGTCTATCATTCGCCAGTATTGGGACGACCCCAGATACCTCAGAATCGCAGGACCAGGAGGGGAGGACGAGTTTCTCTCTTTCTCCTCTGGAGACATTTCAGGGATGTTTGACATCAGGATTGAGGCTGGCTCCACGCTAGGAAACGACCCTGCAAGCGAGCAGCAAGCCTTCATGGGCCTGCTAGGCACGATACAGGCAACCATCGGCTCTCTAGTTCCCCTGGTGCAGAGCGGTCTGGCTTCCCCAGATACAATTAAAAACTTCGTAGATAAGGCTTTCGCAATCTGGCAAGCTGACAAGCGTATGCTTATGGAGCCAATGGCTGCGCTTCAAGCCGCCGCAACCCCACAGGGCGCTCCCACACCAGCAGCAGTTGGTCAGGGTCGTGGAATGGGTGGTCAGGGAGAATCCCTCTCTGGACCCCCCAAGGGCGGCGAGGGCGGTCCTGGCGGCGCTACCAGCGGAACCGGTGGCACCGCAGACCTACAAACACTGATGTCTAGAGTAAGAGGAGCCTGATGCCTTTCTATCCGATGCGCTGCACATTTTCTGGGTGCGGCCTTGAGTTTGAATACTTCACCAAGCCAGACCTGTATGACATTTCCAAGAAGGACGACTTCAGGGATGTGCGCTGCTCCTACTGTGGAAGCTTTGGTACGGCAGAACGCTGCTATCCAAGCGACTCAGCGCCAGCAAACATAACGGTAAAGGGCACCTGGGGTAAGCACGCAAGCCCTGGCCTGAAGGGCAAGGACTTCTACACAAAGCAGGAGCGTGATCGTCAGCTAGCCTCTGTCGGAAGAACCACCTTTGACGACGGAGACAACCCTCACCCCAAGAAGTCGAACAGCGCCGCCAAGACGTTCAGGGTCGGTAAAGATGGAAATCTCGTCCAAGACAAAAAGCCTTCTGATCTTCTGCGTGAGTATGCAGAAGAAAATGATGGTCTTATTGATTTCGCTGGACTCGTGGAGAAGACGGGGCTTCCGAAAAGAAAGCTCCAGGGGGCCGTGATGGGCGCGATTCGTGGCGGCTGGCTGGAGAAGGCTGAAGCAGAGAGAACCTATCGCCTTCTCTGACTCGCCATCATCTTGCTCTTAAACCTCTTAGACCAGTTCTCATACTGATCCCACTCATCACCAGACCACTCGTTATGGTTTCCTGACGCAGCCTGGACGGGCTCTGACCTGACCTCAGACCCGCTTCCTGGGCAGTAATGAGCGACGGCGTTTGCGATCATCATTGACACGCAGGCGTCGTCGCTCTTGCCTGCCGGGGCAGACATCTTCGCATCAGTGTCATGGCCCTCTGGCGTTCTCTTGATGATACTTCTGTAGGCAGACATCTCAGCGAGGACTGCCTGAGAGCGGATCTTTACATAACCGTCCTTCAGCGCCTTCTGCATCAGCCCAACCATCGCTGGCTTAGTCTTCCTGTTGGTGTCCCAGCCAAGCGTCTGCGTAGGCCCATTAAGGCTGTCCACCGTCTTTCGGCGGTACATGTTCCAATACTTAGTCTGGTTAAGCATCGCAATCAGGCCCGCACCAAGGCCAGAGGCCTCCGGTGCCAGCACCCCGTTGTTGTAGAAGATGGCAATCATCAGAACCGTCTCGGCAAGGATGTCGAGATCCACCTTCCCCCGCCACTCGGCAACCTGCTCCATGCTCGCTATATCAATCACGCAGATATGGTCCCAATCCCTAGAGGTGGGGCCCTTGCTAACATCTGCCGATATCACGTACCTGCGCTTTGATTCGGGCTTCTTCCAGATGGAGAGACGGCCGTTGCCAGGAAGCGCTTCTTCAAGCTCTGGCCTATAGCTAGAGAAGATTCTTGCGCGACCACCCTCAAGCCCAGAGCCGTCCACAATCTCGTGCCAGCTATGCTCAGGCGAGTCGTTATGCTCCAGCGTCCTTACCTTCTTCGCGCAGAGCGTACAGTCGCAGCCATGCGCGCGAACCTGCTCCCATATCTTCTGCTGGTCAAAGACGGGGCTTCCAGATGCGGAGAATGCCTCCTGGTCTGTGCTTGGGTATTCCTGGTGGAATCGATCAAGGGACCCTCCGCACTTACTTACCAGGGTTTCCCTCCTCCATTGCAGGTTCTCTATCGAGATCCAGTCTCCGAACTTCTCAAGAAGCTCTTTCTCATCACCGTTAAGGCTTTTCCTGAAGTCTTCCTCGCTGACGCTTAGCGGCCTTGAATACTCCTCCATCAGGAACCATGGAGTGAATAGCGCGTACCACGTTGAATCTGGATGACCTGGGTGCTTTCTCTTTAGCTCCATCCATGGCGGTATCTCGTCCCACCAGACGTTTGCCGCTAGGTATTGAGTGTGGTGAAAGTCTCCAGCACCGTTGCACGTTGACTCTGCATAAATCATCGTCCCAGCTTCGTCTGGAACCGCCTGTAGTGTGGCCAAGAAGAACTCCTCGGGCCGCTTGTAGAACGCAACCTCAGAGCAGTGAACCTGACGCGCTGTAAAGCCACGAGCATCGTCAACGCTCTTTGCGGTCATGACGATAAATCTGGATCGAAGGCCAGCGGCACCATGGGGTGCCCTGAAGTCCAACTCGTACACGTTGTTGTAGCGAGTCATCGGCTGGAGATTGGGCGGCAGGTAGTCGTAGAAGACCTTGCACTTAGTAAAGATCGCTCTAACCGATGGCTCTGTGTGTGCGGCAACCAGGGCTACCTCATCCTGGTTGGTTATCGACTTCCAGAACATTCGCCCCTGAACATGGGTTGAGCAACCTAGCTGCCTAGCCTTCGCCTCCCAGATTCGGATAGGAACCCCAGCCGCCTCCATCTCAGAGATAAGACCCTCCCTAAGGATCTGACTCTTGTTTAGTGTGAACTTCTTGAACTCCCCAGACTTAGTCTGGATGTGAAGGTGTTCTGCTGCGAAGGAGATGAAGTCACCATGCTCCCCAGAGGTAAGGACCTCTGCCGCCTCATCAACCTTTTGTGCCTTTGCCATCTCTAGTCCATGTGCTTTCTCATACGGTTACTTGGAGGTGGAAGCTCTTTGCTCTTGAACTTCCTTTCCAGGACCTCGCGCCAGTGAGTGATGTTTTCCATCAAGCCAGGAACGTCATCTTCATGAAGCATCCGACAGTTCCAGATGGTGTCTTTCAAGATGATGTGAGGGTAGATAACCCAGGCAACCTTCATCTCTCCAGCTACCGCATCCAGAAGGCGCTTCGCCTCGTATCTGCCTACGCCGATAGCCTCTCCAACAAACCTGGGTGCCATGTATCCAGATTCATTAGCCGTCTTAAACGCCCGCTTTGCGTTGGTATCTTCAAAGACTTCTGAGCCTGGGTAGATCGGTGGACCCACATGCCAGTTGCCGTCAGAGCCAAACCACTTGCGCCACTTTCTTCGGGTCAGAGCGGCGTGTCTCCACTGCTCCATCTCCCACCCATATCTACTTATGTCGTCCTTGAACTCAGGGATCGCACTGTTGGTCTGAACGGTGTCCTTGCCGCTCGGCGGAGATGACGAGGGCCTATAGGCAACAGAGTCGTCAGCGGCCCTTCGCCATGAATTGACGCCACCGACTCGCTTGTTCCTAGCCAACCTTTACAAACCTATCCGGCCCAACACACTTCCAGACCCTACGGTATGCTGGTCGCAGGCGCATAAAGGCCTCTGCGTTGATCTCCTCTGGAGCCACTGGCTTCGGAGCTTCCTCGCCCTGCTCAGCAACAGTCTTGATTGCGTCGATGTGTCTACCGATCTCTGCGATCAATGAAGATCGATGCTTGCCATCAATCTCCCGCTCAAGGACACTCTCAAGGTCTTCGAGGGACATTCCGTCAAGCTCTTTGGTGGCATTTCTCACGCTATAAT